GGTGGTGGACAAACCGCGACTTCGACTGCCAAGCAAGCCTCTTCGGTGGTTGCTCCTTCCGCAAGGAATAATGGAGCCAAGCCCCGCAAAGTGAAGTTAACGTCCACCCAAGTTGCACTCGCTAAACGACTGGGGTTAACGAACCAACAGTATGCCAATCAGGTCATCAAGGAGATGTCAAATGGCTGACTATGAGCGCACTCCGAGGTCTCAAGAGACTCGTGTAGAAGATGTCAGACCCCAGGATGATTCTTGGGTTCCGTCTTCAATTTTGCCAGTTCCAGATCCGCAGGACGGATGGGTTTTCCGTTGGATAAGAACCAGTATTATGGGTCAATCGGATAATCCAAACGTGTCAAAGAAATTCAGAGATGGTTGGGTTCCGGTTAAAGTGGAAGATCATCCAGAACTGAAAACTTTGTCAGATATCAATTCTCAGTTTAAGGGGAATATCGAGCAGGGTGGACTGCTTTTGTGTAAGGCTCCCAAAGAAAAAATGGATGCCAGAAATGCACATTATCAGGAAATAGCAAAACAGCAGATGGAGTCTGTAGACAGCAACTACATGAGAGAAAACGATCCGCGTATGCCACTATTGAGACCGGAGAAAAGTACGCGCACGACCTTTGGCAAAGGCTAATTCTCTTTTGAAATAGCCTTTTTTCTTCAACAGTAGCGTAGGAGAAATTCAAATGGCTACTTCTGCAACTCCAAATGGTGCAGAACCTGTTGGTACTTGTAGTGCAAGCGGTTCCTTTTCTGGAAAAGTTGTACATATCAAGATTGCCAGCGCGTATGGCACCGCAATATTTTATGGGGATTTTGTGAAGCTGGTTACAGCCGGGACGGTTGAACTGGACAGTGGAACCTCTTCACTCACCTCCATAGGTATTTTCATGGGCTGTAAGTACACCGATTCAAGCACATCTCAGATGACCTTCAATCAGACTTGGCCTGCTTCTATGGCAGCGTCCGACGCGATGGCGTATGTTTTGATTGATCCTGATGTCCTGTTCAAGATGCAGGGAGATGGTTCTATTGCTCAGACCGGACTCGGCGCGAACTTTTCTGTCATTCAGACAGCGGGTTCAACCACGATTGGTCGAAGCAAAAATGCTTGTGATGCGTCTACAGTCGCCACCACCAATACGTTCCCTATAAGGCTAGTTGACTTTGTTGACGGCCCGACAAGTTCGGTTGGTGATACCTACACTGATGGCATTTTCCGCTTCAACGCGGGGCATCAGTTAACCAATACTACAGGCATATAAGGGGTAATTAGCATGGCTATTTCAAGAGCACAAATGCTTAAAGAACTCCTGCCGGGGCTGAATGCCCTTTTCGGCCTGGAGTATGAAAAGTACGAGGACGAACACGCCGTTATTTACGATACGGCCTCATCAGAGCGTTCGTTCGAGGAAGAAGTGAAGCTGAGTGGATTCGGTGCTGCTCCCGTGAAGGACGAAGGGAATGCAATTTCCTACGATTCTGCACAGGAAGCGTTCACTGCAAGGTACAACCATGAAACGATTGCAATGGGTTTTGCGATTACGGAAGAAGCAATGGAGGATAACCTCTATGACTCTCTTTCTGCTCGCTACACAAAAGCCCTTGCAAGAGCGATGGCCTATACCAAGCAGGTGAAAGCGGTAAATCCGCTCAACAATGGTTTCACCAATTCTTACCAGACGGGTGACGGGGTTAACCTCTTCACAGCATCTGGTGATGGTGTTACTGGCGGCGGCGGTCATCCGAGAGTGGATGGCGGTACAAACGATAACCGTCCTTCGACGGCGGCTGACCTGAATGAAACTTCATTGGAGGCGGCAGTCGTTACGATTGCTGCGTTAACCGATGAGCGTGGACTTCTGATCGCGGCCCGACCAAGACGTTTATTGGTTCCGCCTGCCGGAATGTTTATTGCCACGCGGCTCCTTGAGTCAGATCAAAGGGTTGCTACGGCGGATAACGATATCAATGCTATACGCAGCATGGGTATCGTACCGGAAGGATATTCGGTCAATCACTACCTGACTGACTCAGATTCCTTCTATGTCGTTACTGACGTACCCAATGGCTTGAGGCATTTCGAGCGTACCGCGCTGGAAACTTCAATGGACGGGGACTTCGATACGGGTAACGTGCGCTACAAGGCGCGTGAGCGGTACTCCTTCGGTGTTTCTGACCCATTGGGAATCTACGGTTCGCCGGGAGCGTAAGCAACTGGTGTATAGGGAGGGCGACTTAGTTTTTTAATAAACGTACAGAAACTCGCAAAATCTGTTAGGTAAGTCGCTCTCCTTTTTCCTGACTGTCGCATTGCACGGCAGACACTAGCCACGACAGGAGAAAGATAATGGCTAATACTACATTTAATGGCCCAGTCCGGTCTGAAGGCGGCTTCGAGCAAATCACGAAGACTGCCGGAACCGGAGCAACCACCAACAACTTCGATGTGGACTCAAGCGGAAACGTATCTGGTTCAGGTACGCTGAAACTCACTGGTGCCGCTAATATACTCTCTGATTATGAGTCAATTACCGCAGCAACAAAGACCCTGACATCAGCGGATACCGGGACTGTTTACGGTTTCAACAGGGCAGCAGGGATTGTAGTTACGTTGCCCACTCCAGCGGCAGGAATTGTTTATAAGTTCCTCGTTGAGACAACCTTTACTGGTGCCGGGCAGATCAAAACAGCCACAACCGATGGAACCGATGGTTTCCTTGGCACGGCGTTCCTTTTTGACACTGGCGAGATCGGTGAGACTGATAACTTTCATCCGGCTTCCTCCAACGATGTAATTGATCTGGGGGCTGTAGAGCAAGGTTGGCTGACTGGTGGATTCATCACGATGACAGGAGTGAACACGACAACTTGGTTCGTCGAGGCGTTCCTGATGGGCGATGGCACATTGGCAACTCCTTTCACTGACAGTTAATAGTTGATCGACTCTGGCTGGGGCTTTGTCCCCAGCCAGATTGTCGATGCCTAATCTTTAGGGAGTAAGTTATGGCAGGATATTCAGATGTAAAAGCAGTTTTTATTACTGCTGATACTCAAGCCCTGGATGCCGATGGCATATCCGCAGCCGCAGCAGTAGGCAACAACGCAGCACTTACGATAGGTGGTGCATTGGCCTCTGGCGGTTCTGTCACGAATGTGGGTGGAAGAATTGTTACTATTCTTTCAGCAGGAGATGATTCTGGGATTTCCTTTACAGTTACTGGTACTGATGTGAACGGTGATTCTCAAACAGAGTCGATCACTGGTGCTAATGCGGGAACCGCAACCGGATCTAAGTATTTCAGAACCATTACCGCAATTTCTGCGGTAGGAGATCCCGCAGGCAATGTTTCTGCCGGAATCAATGCTTCGGCTGCTGACGTTATTTATGCCGGAAGATCAAGGATTAAAGGGGTCTTCATAGTCAATTCAGGTACAGCAGGGACTATAGATTTCCTTATTACCTCTCCAACAGGCACAAGCATGATGAAGGCTGGAACTGTTGCCAGTGCAACTGTGACTACAAATGTAGTCATACCCGATGAAGGTGTTTTGTTTACTGCCGGAGCATATATCCAGTACACGACAGCAACATTTGGGAAATTAACAGCGTTTCACGCCTAATAAAAGAATCGGGGGTTAGTCATGGCACAACTTGAAATATTTCAGAACGGGACTTCTTTGCATCCTGACACGATGGGAGAGCCTGTTTTTCAGATCGGCACGAAGAATGACGATGGAAGTTATGAGGTTGTTGTTTCTGAGGGCATGACTAAAGAAGAGGCGGAGTCGAAGCTCAAAGAATTGCAGCCTGTCAAGGCTGCTCCAAAAGAGAAAACGGCTCCAGAAAAGAAGGTTACCAAGAAGGTTGTCAAGAAGGCTACCAAGAAGGTTACCAAAAAGGCTACAAAGAAGGTTACCAAGAAGGATGCGACAAAGAAAAAGGCAAAGAAAAAGGCAAAGAAAAAGAAGGCTTCTGCAAAGAAAAAGAAGAGAAGATAATGGCTATAAGCCGCGCCCAGATGGGAAAACAAGTCCGTAACGGGGCTTCCAGAAGAAGTGCTGGCAAATCTACGCTGACTTTACCGCCGGGAGTCAAGTCACGGCCTAAAACCATGACGAGAGTGATGCGTCAGGCCATGCGTGAATCAAGGAGGCATGGATAAATGGCAACCAGCGGTACTTACGCTTTTACGCTTGATCTCAGCGATATCCTTGAGGAAGCCTATGAACGGGCTGGGTTGGAGCTACGCAGCGGTTACGACTACCGCACCGCAAGGCGTAGCTTGGATCTGATGTTCCTCGAATGGCAGAACAGGGGTCTGAACCTATGGACTGTGCAGGAGGACACCCAGACGCTGACGGCAGGTACAGGCCGCTATGCACTATCCAGCGACCAGTTGGATGTCATTGAGGCTTCATTGAGAACCGATGATGGGGATGCGGATAAGCAGACCGACCTCACCATGAGTCGCATTTCAATCAGCCAGTATGCACATCTGACCAATAAATTGACCCAAGGTCGCCCGATTCAGTATTGGGTTGAGAAAGACCCCGGCGCTATTGCCCTTAATGTGTGGCCTGTGCCGGATGATGCCGTAACTTATAAGATCAATTATTACTACATCCAGCGGGTGGAGGATACGGGAAGCCCTGCGTCCAACAACGTGGATATACCTTCCCGGTTCCTGCCCTGCATGGCAGCGGGGCTGGCTTATCACATTAGTGTTAAAAGACCAGAAGCATCAGATCGTGCGCCTTTGCTCAAGCAAGTCTATGAGGAGCAGTGGAATCTTGCGGCAGATGCCGACAGGGATAAATCTTCGTTCTATATGACACCGGGGGGGTATAGCCGAGTATGAGCAGCTATGCCGCAGGCAAACGGGCTTTCGGGTTCTGTGACAGGACGGGATTCAGGTATCCGCTCAAGGACTTAGTACCGCAGATAGAGAACCAGAGGCCCAATGGATTGCTGGTAGGTCGTGATGTGGTGGATGAGGATCAGCCACAGCTACAGTTAGGCCGACTAAAAATGGATGATCCGCAGGCGCTGAGAGATCCCAGACCTGATACCGCA